TGGTAGAGACCATCAAAAGCGAGCTGGCGGGCGTCCGGAAGGAGGCGGCAGATGCACGCATCGGGAGGAACAAGGCAGAGGAGGCGCTGACTGCGCTCAAGACGGAGCATGGGGCTCTTGCAGAGAAGCACAAGGAGCTGGAGACGCAGCTCGGTGCAGCACGGCAAGAGGGCGCAGGTGCACAGACCGAAATGCAGAAACTGCAGGGGCAGATCGCAGATCTTGCCAAGAAGTATGAGGCCGCCGAGACAGCACGCAAGACCGCAGAGGAAAAGCGTGTGCAGGCAGACATCATGGCGCAGACGGTCGATGCCCTCACCAAGAGCAACGCGGTCGACCCGCAGGAGTTTGCGAAACTCATTGCGCCCTCCATCAAAGTCGCTGAGGATGGCACATACAGCTATACCAAGGCAGACGGCACACAGGGCAGCATCGCCGATGGCGCGACGGAGTGGCTCGCGGGTAAGGCGTGGGCGGTCAAGGATACACAACTGCGTGGCAGCGGTGACGGCAGGTCGCAGGATAACGGCGCGGGCGGCACGATGGCAGAGCAGTTCGCCGCTGCGCTCGGATGATAACGAAAAGGAGTAAAGACACATGGCAATCAATACGCTTGAGATGGCAAAGATTTTCCAGCAGGAGCTTGATAAGCAGATGCTTACGGCGGGCACGTCCGGCTGGATGGAGGCGAACGCCTCGAATGTGAAGTATAACGGCGGCGACACGGTGCGTATGCCGAGCATCTCCACGACGGGACTTGCAAAGTATGACCGCGACAACGGATTCAACCAGGGATCGGTAACTCTTGCTTACAAGGACTACACGCTCACGCAGGATCGCGGGCGTACGTTCCAGCTCGACTCGATGGACGTGGATGAGAGCAACTTTATCGCCTCGGCAGGGAGCGTCATGGGCGAGTTCCAGCGGCTGCAGGTTGCGCCGGAGATCGATGCATATCGCTACTCGCGCATTGCGGCACTCGCCAAGGGCGCATCGCATGAGTCGGCGGCATTTACACCGAGCAAAGACAACATTCTCGGCAAGCTCGACGAGGAGATCACGAAGCTGCAGGACATCATCGGCGAGGATGAGCCGCTCGTACTCATCATGGCGACGCCTGTCCGCACGATCCTCAATGGGGCAAAGGATGTGACGCGCTATCTTGATGTTGCGGACTTCAAGGCCGGCGCGGTGAATACGAAGGTGCGCACCTACAACGAGATTCCGATCCTCTCCGTACCCTCGGCACGCATGAAGACGGCGTACGTTTTCAACGACGGCAAGACCACGGGACAGGAAGCGGGCGGTTTCAAGGCGGATACGGGGGCGAAGTCCATCAACTGGATCCTCATGGCACGCCGTGCGCCGATCGCCATCTCCAAGACGGACAAGGTGCGTATCTTCTCGCCGGACGTGAACCAGAAAGCGGACGCGTGGAAGCTCGACTACCGCAAGTTCCACGACATTTGGATTCCGGCGAATAAGCTTGCGGGCGTCTGGGTCAACACGGGCGCATAAGGAGGAACATGATGATAAGACTTGTACGGCTGAACGAAGTGCAGTACGCAGAGACGGAGCATCAGATCGCGGGACTCGTAGCGCAGGGCTTTGAGGCCGAGCCACTCGAAGAAGAGACTCCGAAGGCTCCTACCGAGCCTAAGGAACCGAAGGAGCCCAAAGAACCGAAGGGCGGCAAGGGAAAGGGCAAGAAGACCGATGAGGGCGGCGCAGAGGACAACCCGCGCCCCGAGGGTGATGAGCAGCATTGAGGCGTTCCGGCGTAACCTGCGCCTTGCTGTTGAGGCAAGTGCGATCGAGGTTGCGACGACCGCAAAGATGGAGCACCGCTATAAGCAGCGGAATGGTCGCCTCAAGGATGCGGTGCAGACCACACTCGGTGAGAGCGGCATGGAGGCGCGTGTGTACCTCGATGGGAACATCGCGCCCTATGCTGTTTTCATCCATGAGGGTATCAAACCGCATGACATTTTCCCGAACCGACGGAAGGCGCTGCGCTGGGTGGATGGGAACAAGTTCCTATTCGCTAAGCGCGTTCGCTTCCCCGGATGGGATCCGGATCCGTTTATCTATGACGCGTTCGAATCCAATCAGGAGACGATCATGGATATATTTGACCGCTACACAGAGCGGGCACTGAGGGAGGTTGAGGATGCTATTACAAGCAGACGCATTACGGGATAAGGATGAACTGCTCGGCGCGTCCGTGACGGATGATCTCATCAAAGAGGCGGAGGAGTACCTGCGCGCTGCGGCGGCAGGTCTCGGCGTTGCGTGGGATGCTGTGCAGCCAACCTACTATGTGCGGCGATTCCTCACGGTATATGTGTTTCGGGAGCTCTGCATACGCAAGAGCTACACGGGGGCACAGGCATGGGGAAGCGGCGGCGCTGACGATAAGGACAGCTATGCGGGGAAATACAGTTTTTACCGCGACGAGATGAAGCGGCTTGAGGCATCCATGACGGCGGCCGCGCTCACGGGCGAAGCAGTCAGCAATGGCTACGGCTCTGTAGAGCTATATCGGGGGTGACGGAATGCTCTGGCTAAAGGTGATCAAGAGCATTGGAGACCATCTACGCGCGGCAAAAATTGCCGATGAGGTCATCCTCGGCGGCTACAATCCGCGTAATGTACGCCCCAACCCGAAAGGGAAGGGGCTTATCTATTTGATGCGTGACCGAGAGCGCCCCTCAAATACTGACCTCGTACCAGATACCAGGATCCAGATCAGCCTCGATACATGGGTACAATCAGATAACAAGAATCTGGCCGTAGGATACGAAGCCCTCGCCCGACTTGAGAACGCTGTCATGGAGGCGCTGCGAGAGTACGAGGAGACCGT